GATTGGACCGTGAATGCGTCCGGATGGCAGGAACACCGAACCATTACGCTGCGTTGCAACCCTGGCTGCGTTCAGGACCGACGTGTTGTCGGTGGTGCCGTCCAGCAGGAGACCGTAGTCCAGCGCATTGACACTATCGTCAGAGCGATCCTGTGCCGAGCGCGAGGTCGTGCTGCCGGTTGCCGTCCACAACAGCGGACCCGTAAGCGTGCCGCCAGCCAATGGAAACTGTGTCGTGGGTATGCTGCTGGTGGACACCCACTGCGTCGATGATCCGTCGTTATACTGGATGTAGAGCTGACCGCTGACGGTGTCCCACCACAGCGGCGCCAGCACATCGCCGGGCGGGGATGCGCCATAGAACGCCGTGGACTGACCGGGCAGCCCTTGTGGCCCTTGTGGGCCGCGCCAGCCGTCGCCCGTGGGATCGCACGGCACGTCAGGCGGCTGCGGGTTGCCGATGAACGACGGGCCGCCGGGTATGTTCACGCCGTCAGGCATTGCGCGCCTCCTGTGGGATCACCCGATCATCGTGACGATGGGGCCGCCGGCCCGAATGGCGACGCTGGCCCAGTGTTCTAACGCAACTATTGTCACTAGCGCCTGCTCGGCTACGGACGACACTGAGGCCCAATGTTCCACACTCACCTGAGTGACCTGTGCGGTGGGGGTGGTGCGCAGCCAGTGCTCCAGCGCGGCCTGTGTGAGCCTGTTGTCGGTCATGCCACGGTCAGAGGACCGATGTTGACGGCATTGACGCCGGCTGCCGTCCAGGCCGCGCTGGTGGCTGGGTCAGTCAGGTCCAGGCGCCACGCCCACAGCCAGCCCGATGTGGTCAGCACCAGCGTGGGCGAGGCGACGGTCGTGCCGCCGCTCTTGATCTGCACCGCAGCGGTGCGCGTGCCCGCGTCGCTCTTCTGCATGTAGCCGCGCGTGACGACAGCGAACGTGGTGACCGGCGTCGAGGCGATGCTGCCGATGGAGTAGAAGTCGGCATCACCTGGCGTGCTGTCGAAGACATAATCAGTGCTGCTGTTCTGCTGCGGTTCGTCAACACAACTGGCATTTGTCGCGCCAGCCGTTCGCGCAAACTGCACCGTGCCCACATCGCTCGCTGGCATGCGAGTATAGCAACGGATGTCACCGAGCCACGTCCCGGTCGAGGCGCCGCTTTGCCAGAACAGGTCATCAACCTGTTGGCTGACGCTCGCGTTCACCCCGAATGTCAGCCGGTTGGCGTAGGCGTTTGCGGAGTTCTGCGTATCCAACGAACCAAGTGCGCGGTCGTTGCTGGTGTTGCCGTTCTTGCGAACGGCCCAGCTGCCCGTCGTGTTGTTGATGACGACCTCGAACTCGAAGGCATACCAAGTGTTGTTCGCGGTCACCGCGCCGGTATAGGTGTCCAGCGCCGTTCCTGCCGGGCCGCCCGAAGTCAGCAGGATCGCGCCGTCGCTGCGGAACACGACAGAGCATTGCGCTGTAGCGCCGTCTCCCAGGGAAAAGTATGTGGCAAGTGACGTTCCCGACAGGGCCGCGGTCTGATAAAACGCGCAGACGATATGGTGAACGGCGTCGTTTTGACCGCTGTTCTTGATGAGGTTCATACCGAGGGTGGCGCACTGCAGGGCACGACTACCAGCAAATCTGCCGGTTACCAGGCTGTAGTTGACGGCGCTGCCGGTCATGGTGTCCCAATAACCGTTGATGGCATCGGCTGGCGTCGCATACAGATCCCAACTGTCGCCGAAGGACCACGCCATTGCGCTAACTCCAGGTCACAGCGAGCGACAGCAGCGCATCGGTCGGCGAGCCGGTCGCTGCCGTAATCACCGCCGTGATGCGCTGCCCTGCCGTGAAGGTGTTGGCAGCCGTGGCTGTCGCGGTCGCCGGGGTCGCGCTGCTCACGGACACCGCACTCAACCCCGTGACGTTCGTGCCGTTGATCTGCACCGCGACGATGAACGAACCGTTGCCGGTGAAATAGGTCAGGCTGTTGACGGTGCCGGCGTATGGTGCGTCGTAGGCGAGCCAGACGGTGTCATTGGCAACGATGGCAGTGGTCACCCACTGGGCTTGCAGACGGGCGGTGTTGCGGGATGTGGCTGGGGTGCCAGGCACGCCCTGCGGTCCTGTGGCGCCTGTAGCACCAGGCGGCCCTGGAGGGCCTGGTGGCCCTGGTGGCCCCACCCACTCAGCCGGATCAGGGGGACCGGTATCCGTGCCTGGGTAGTCGGAATAATGGAGCTTGTATGCCATCGAGCGCCCCTAGAAGTACGCCGTCGCCACGGTCTCGCCACTGCTAGGCAGTGCGACATAGCGATAGATCGCCACCATGGCGTCGCGGGTGTCGTTCGGATCGGTGTCGCCACCGAACAGCGGCGCCAGCGCATCGGCTGCGAGAGTGGCATACGGGTCACTGAGAGCCTGCGGGATGTCCAGCGACGTCCATCGAGCGATGCCACGCATGACGAGGTCGTCATGGACCGACTGTACCGCCTCCTGCGCCTTGGTGTCGGACGACAGCACCATGACGCCCTTGCGCACGCGCGCCTCGAGCAGCGCCACCATCGCCGGATCAATGGCCTTGCCGAAGCTGCTGCCGGCCATCGCTGCGGTGAGCTTGGTGTACTCCTCCGTGAACGCGCGCGGAATGGCGGCAGCGGACCAATACACCAACCCCTGCGCATCGAGCGCGGCATGCACTGATGCCACCTTGTCGAGCATGAGCGCCTGATCGCTCGGTATCGGTGTTTCGTCCGAGGCGATGACGCCGAGTTCCACGAGAGCCATAGTGGCAATCGTAGCTACGGGCACCATCTCGGTGAGAACCGGGCTGTCGTTGAGCGGCACCACGCGCACGCCGAGACGACGCAGGGCTATTTGCGCAATGGTGCCGATCGACGTTGTCATGGCTACGCGACCACCACGCCGTTGCTGGGCGATGCCGCGGTCGAGCCGTTGGCATTGGTGGCGGTCACGATGCAGGAGGCTGTGCCGCCGACATCAGCCGGCTGCACGGCGTAGCTGGCTGCGTCGGTGCCCACGATGACGCCACTGATCTGCCACTGGTAGGCGTAGCTGGTCGGCTCGCCGGTCCACTCGCCCATCGTGCAGTTGAGCGTCGCGCCGCTCTGCGTCACGGCAGGCAACGCGGTGTTGACGGGTGGCCGATCCGCTGGCGGCACAACATCGGACCCTTCCGGGTCGGTCAGCTCGCCACTGGGATCGTTCGGGTCGAGGCCCATGTCGACGTAGCCGGCATCACGCAGCAGCGTGTTCTCGGCGATCGACGGATAGACACCGCGTGCGCCGGCCGATGCGGCGCTGTCAGGCGCCAGCACGACCTGGGCGCCCTGCAGGCCGGCGATCTGCTCGGCGGTTGGTGGCTCGATGTCGGCGGCCGTCGCAGCCGCGGTTATGGATGCCGACACGGTTGGTGGTTCACGCATGGGATTGTCTCCTTGGAGAAAAGAAGAGGCCCTCCGCTGAGAGCCTCTTGTCGTATCTACAAACGGCTATGCATCAGGTTCAGCAGCACTCCACACGGTCACTATCCCATTGTCCACCGGTTTCGTTGTGTCAACAGTAGGATCAGTGCCAAACCGCAGCTTCTGCACGCCCCGTATTTCCTCAACACCCACGCCATTAAAGAAGCCATAGTCTCGGGTGTTGGTGATCACCTTGGTCCGCTGTGCCCAGGCGATACCGATGGCCTGCGCGCCGCACATGTAGGACGCGCCGCAATCGACCGTGGCACCCGCCCCAACATCGGCGATCACCGGCAGTTCCGGTATCTCGCGGATGATCACGCCGTCGTAGATCAGGTCGCCAGCCGTAAACAGCGGATTATCGGACCCCCGGTTCCACGCGTACTGCAAGGCGTTGATGATCACCGGATCAAGCATCAGGTCGCGGAACACCATCGACGGACAGAACATCACAAACCACTCTTCGTCGTTGTTGATCCTGATCGGCCGGATCTTGGGCGTGGCGGTGCGCGCGATGCGCTTGGCCAGGGTGATCTGTGCGGCGGTCAGTTTGTCGGCGGTGTTGTCGATGTTGGTCAGTGACGTGGCGTAGACGCCGGTATTGTTCGACTTGGAGGCTCCGAACAGCACCCGGTCGGAATTGTTGACCAGCCAGGTGTTGCGCTGGGCCGCCGAGGCTGCCGCGTAGGTGAGTTGCACGTTGCCGTCCGCAGTGATGGCCCCGAACGAGCTGATGATGTCGGCTCTGAGCTTGTTCGCGGCCCAGTTCTTCAGCACCTGTCGCCCGGCCTGCAGCAGGTCGATGACCGACTTCTGTTCGTCCCATTCGCTGACCGCGACGGCGTGACGGAGCACGCTGACCACGACATTCAGCGACCGGGCGTTGAGGATTTCCTCATTGCCCTCGAGGACCGTATTCCCAGTGACCCCGGCTCCGACCAGATTTCGCACGGTCGGGAAGACGACAGTATCGCCGGGTTTGCGCGTAAGATCCGTTTGCAACTGGATCATCGCATCCATTGTGGTGCCGAAATAAGGCGTGAATTGATTTTCGCGGAGATACTCCACCCAAAAATCAGACTGCCATTGTATTGGGGTTAAGCCCGGTCTAGCCGGGGTAACGATCATGTCGGCCATCGCCGAGCACTCCTATAGTGGGATTGATCTTGCTCCTTTCATTTGATCGCGCCCGTTAGAGGCTCGGCGGCAGCCACTCACGCCCATTGCAT